TTCCATCTGCCCTTGTTACCTTTAGTTTTGCCATGCTTTGCCCCTTAGTTATCTATCAGGAAGTTGTTACTGCTACTGCGCCGTTGACTGTCCAGGTTACTGACTGTGTGCCAAGATCGCCAACTGCGCCGTTAATATCGGTGGTGTTGTTGATTAGGCAAGTCATTGTGTAAAGCGGGTTAGTCGCTGAAGTAGCGGCTGAAGTCTGCTTTAGTGTGACTGTTACTGAAGTACCCCACGCAGCTTGCAAGGTTGCTAGAACGTTTGCTGAGGCTGTGTCGTTTAGGAAGTCAATAGTTACTGATGACGCTTCCAAACCTTTAACGAACTTGTGGCCAGAGTCACCCATCGCTGTTACTTCGAGTTCATCGAATGATCGGTTTAGTGTTACTGATTGAACATGGTCAGAGAGGGCAACCGAGTTAACAGTAACCACAACTCCATTATTTAGAAATACTGCCATTTGGTTTATTCCTCATCTTTCTTGGTTGTTGATTTTGGTGCTGGTGCTGCTTGAGCAGGAGTCTGACCGATCTTGATCAGGAACTCTGCTTGTTCTTTTTCCCATTCGGACATGGTTTAACTCCAACTCGTTAGGACTGAGACTTGCATTGAGCAAGTCAGAAGATCGCCCGATGCAGCATTGAGAACGCTTGGCGCGCTCACATCTCCCACATTATAGACGATAGAAGAAGCTGCTAACTTGTTAAACATGGCTACCAGCATTTCTTCAATTCCATTTAGGTTGCCTTCATTATCAAGTAAAGGCACGAACACATTAAGATTAAAATTAGCCAAAGGCGCAATAGTGTTGCGGCCGTTATTGGTTGGCGTTACGTAAGGATCTGCCGGGCTTACTACAATGCTGTTAGCGATCGGAGTTGCTGGCGGAAAACTAAAGACTGACCATAGAGTGTTATCTATTAGCGCCTCGGCAATAGTGCCGCGAAGTGTTGAGATCGCTGTCATGGTTAGCCAACCATCGAGCGCGGATCAAGGTAGGGCGCAAGCAAGCCACGAACGCGAGCAAGCAATGTGTTACCCATGCGATATGGGCTTGGAGCGTATCCGTCAACTGTAACGCCACCGCTTGAAGGCGCTTGGCGGCTCTGCCAAATATCAATCGAAATCATTAGGCTGGCTTCTTTAACAGCAGGAATTGTTGAATATGTATTTTGGGTCACGCCTGAAACGACACCGTAAGGCACGACTGGGTGATATTCACTAGCTGTCGGAGTGCCAGTTACGGCATAAGTTATGGAGTATTCGCCAACGCCTGTAATTGTTTTAGTGCCATTGAAAGGTGAGCCATTCTTAGTAACAGTTACTGACTGGCCAACGTAATAAGTGCCAGTAACTAACTCGTCAAAATATAGTGTTCCCTCTGTGGTCGTGTTGCTGTGAGCTACATTAAAATTGTCGTTTGTCCATAGAAAAGGGATCAACACATTGTCTGCTGCATCGCACACTTCTTGAAGGGTTGCGTCAGCGTAAAGAGTGCCAACGCCAAGCGCTGTACGTAACTCTGCAACTGTTGTGTAAGACATTTGATCTCCTTTCTAAAAACTGGCGGGGTAGAAGGGCACTACCCCGCCAGCGACTTAGTTTCTAACTTATTAAGTTAGGTTGTAGCGACGAACGCCCTTGCCGGACTTGCCTACGTAAATTGCTAGGTAGCCGTAAAGTGCGATCTGGATTTGGCCAGTTCCGAGCAAGTTAACACGAAGGTTAGTTGCTGGTGACTCCCATGTGTACACAGATCCTGGTGCGACTAGGAATGCTGAGTCATCGATAACGCCAGCTGTTGTGATGTTGTGATCGACTATGAGGTTGGCGCCGAGGACGTTTCCTACGGTTGAACCCTGTGAAACAACACCAGCCGCATTTTGTGGCTGTGCTGCTGCATAAAGTGGACGCTTGTTATCATCGGCGTAGCCCATGATTGCAGCCCATTGATCAGTTGAAGCAACAAGTTGGTTAGCGTAATCGCCACCTGTTCCCTTGTATGCTGCTGCTGACTCAGTTGCAATGAATGATTGCAAGCCAGCTGCTGTTGCGGCTGTTGAGGTTGCCTGTGTTCCAGATGAAGCAAATGCTGAAAGCAATGCTGTATCTGTTACCTTCTCATAAGCCTTACGGAGTTCTGCCATGAGCAGTTCCATGAATGCAGGTGATGATCTGTCAATCAACTCAAAACTGACTTCATTTAATCCACTGTATTTTTGAACGGAAATCGTGTCGTAAGCACTTGTCATCCCAGTTTCTGATGTTGCTGCGCCTTCGTTCACTGCTGCAACTGTTGGTGCAGTGTTAGCTGAAGAAGCGTTTGTGTAAAGGCGTGGAATTGTGAAAGACATTCCATCGATACCTGCAAGTGATCCACGAGTAACAGCATTAAACGCTGGGCGACCAGAGAATGTATCTGTTAAAAATGTATTGAGATGTGATGGAAGTGTCAATCCGGTGTTTGTTGATGTTGAGTCATCTGCTGCAAGAACAGTACGACGAGCTGAGTCGTCTCCCATTGCTGCCTTGATGCTTGCATCTAGGTATTGTGAAGATGTTAAAGGTGCTACGCGCTCTTTAACTTGGAGATTTGCTACAACAGTTGGGCGAGCGGCTTCAACAGCCGTTGCCTCAACTTCTGGTGCTGCTACGGTGTCTGGAGTATTTTCCACGACCGCCTCGCTTTCTGTTGGTGTGATTGGTTCAGCTGGAAGTTCGACTTCCTCTGCTGCGATCTCTAATACCTGAGCAGACTTAAATGCTGGCTCAGTTACGAGAGAAACTTCTTTTAACTTGGCTGCTGATACGACGATATGTCCATCGCGTGAAGGCTTTGAGGCAATGATCTCTGCGCCCACTGAAAGCCCGGATACTAAGCCTTCTTGAGCCATGACCAATGCGTCATTGCCACCAGTTGAGCGGCTCAACTTAAAGGTTGCATAAATGCCATCTGCGCGTGTCTCTGCTGAGATCATGCGACCAACTGGCTTCTTCATGTCGTGCTGAGATAGCAAGCGGATCTTTGAAGGATCTGCGATCTCGATTGACCCGGCTTCAAATACGACGCCGCCCATATTGGTGTTGCCGATTTCGCCAGTTCCCATAGGCACAATTTTGCCTGAGATTTCGCGGCGATCTTCGCTGCATTCGATTGATGATGCTTCGATAATTAGTTGATCCATTATAGACCTTCGCTTCCGTTAGGAGTTAAATCTGTCATTGCCATTGCTTGTTCAGTTGTAATAAGTCCAAGGCTGAGTAACTTTTCAAGAACTTGGATCTCGACTAGCGGATCTTGCTTTAGGAATGTGTCGCCAACGCAAAACTTGACTTCATGGCCAGCAGTTGAAATATCGTCCATTGACAGACGAGCCTGAATAGCCTGAACATAAGGTTCAATCGATAGCGCGTAAAACTGTTTGCGTTCATCTTGAACATTGGCATAAGTCATTGTCGTGTTTTGATCAGCTGAAAGATAATAAGCCGGGACGTTCATTGCGCGAGCAATTTGAGTGCTGAGGTTTTGAACTGCCTCGTTATACATCATGTCTTTAGGGCTAAATGAAACTGGAGAATAATCCAGGGTGCTAGTCAAGTAAGCAGTTGAATTATTCTGGCGAGCGCGCTTCCAAGCGGAGATCAATCCTTGAACTTCATTAGGCGGCAAGTCTGCCCCTGAGTTCTTCAGGAAGCCAGCAGGTTGAGGATTGGCTGAATTAAGTGCGGCTGCGCGATCTACATCGATTGCAGCTTGAATTGTGCGACCTGAACGATCTAACACGCCTTCATCAAAGCCTTGGATAGTCACAATGTCATTCATGGCAACTGGAGCCATGTCAACGTAATACTGTGTAACCATTATGCCTTCAAGATCAGTCGTAAATGTCACGCGGGAATTAGATACCCATTCAAATGACGCCGGGCGACCGTCCTCGGCATAACGCTCAGTTACAAGCAAATAACTTACGCCATAAAACAGAAGTGAGTCGACGATCCAGCTAAGAGTAATAAATGACGGCTGGTTCTTTGAAAGTTGCTTAATCCAGCGCGGCGGAGCAATAACTTCGCCAGTTGAGGTTTTGTAATACTCCAACGGGATCGACGCAACAGTGCCGCAAATTAAGTTACGAGCGCGAGCGACTGAAGGTACGGTCATAGCATCGTGGCGTGAAACCCGAGCAACGATCGCATTGTAAAGGCTGGGCATATTCTCGCCCATGACCTGTGGCGCGTATTGCGCTTCGATTACTTTTGGCTTGCGATCGAATATACCCATAGACCGCAATTATACACTACATATAGGTCAATCTGTATAAATAGCCGCTACCTGTTGTGGTTTCATTAACATTGATACGACCATCGCCAAAGCGATAGGGGCTGATACATCGCCAGCAGATTTTCGCTTAATAATTCTCCAAGCAGAGTCATTAACCTTAGCTGCGCAATTATTCATCTGCTGAATTAGGTTCGCTTGGCCATTGTGCACTACTCGATGATTTACCAAGCCATCAAGTAAGTCTCCGCAAGCCTGATAGAACTGCTGACCAGATATATCTTGAACCATGCAACCAGCGTTAGATAGTTTATCGGCAATCGATTGAGTTGTGTATTTATCGAAGCAGATTTGGCGGGGGCGGTAATTATCAGCCCAGCCCTTTATATCGGCGGCAATTTTGAGATCATCGACCGATACGGCGCTTTCCCAAGTCTGCAAGATGCCAACGCCTATTCGTCCATCGGGAAGTAATTGCCCAGCAACTAATGAAGCATTGCGTCTAGATGGCGATACATCAAAGCCAAAGACGGTATATCCGCCGGGCGGGATCTGAAGCGTTGCATCTGAGGTTTCTTCGAGAATTCCATGCGGCCAAGGACTACTGAGCGAGTCAATCCACTGGCAAAGCAATTCTGTTCGAGTATTTTCTATCGGGCTGGTCGCAACCGACTCTTCAAGCGTTTCAAGTGTTACTAAATAGCCAAGTGCGGGATTAGCCATAGCCCAAGCCTTAGGATCGTCAATCTTGCAGTATTGAGGCGCTGAGTATTCATAGAAGCCAAATGATTTAGGCGGATTGTCTAATGCTCGCTCACGCAGCTGGTTAAGTACCGCGCTAAAAGCATCGCCGGCGTTAGAAGTCAGAAAAGTGTGCGCATTAGGTCGGGCACGGGTTACAGGCATTGCTGCACGATAGCCATCCTCTGACCATTCGCGAATTTCATCTAGGAATAGAGCATCTGCTGATCGCCCGCGAGCACCATCTCTAGTTGCAGCCACTACATCGAGCCTGCGACCGTCTTTCATTTCAATCGACTCAGTGCCATTGGCGTATCTAATCTGTTTGACTAGCTGCATCAAGTTTTCGTTATTTTCAAAGATATGAGCTACTTGGCGGAATGTATCGAGTGCCATCGAGCGATTAGATGAGGCAATGATTACATTTTTGCTATCCCACTTGATTAAATGCGCCAAGATCAACATTCTTGTCAAATGAGTCTTGCCGTTCTGCCGGGCGACCAAGATTAGGTTGGTTTTGCGGATCCAGTTGTCTTTCTTGTCCACACGCAACATATCCCGCAAAATAAACTCTTGCCAAGGCAAAAGCGGCAGCTCAATGAGCTTGGCCAATTCAATTACATCATCGACTTTAGACTTTCCCGTCAAATAAGGACTGTGAAGCCTAGGCTCAGTTGCCCCTCGTAAGGCTTTGGATCGCTTGGCGGCCATCGGGTTAATCTTGCAATGGTCTGGCTGTGAATGGACTGTCTTGGGCTATCTCGGAGCGTGTCGGAGAGAGGAAGGACGGAA